TGAACTCTCCACGTATTCATGTAATCCAATACATACACTGGAATTTTTTCGTAATCCCATTTCCCGCATTGGAATAGTGTTTTGTTAATCATTTATTTTTAACACTTTCCAAAAACTTGGCATCGTATATCTGACACGATTTTCCACGGGAGTAACACCATGAAGAAAGTTTAAGTCTCCAGGAAAAAAAATCAAAGAACTTTTCGTTGGCTTTATAGACACATTTTGATTAGGAAACCATATATCTCCACCATCGTAATCATCGTTTAGATAAACCAAAGAAGCAATATCGTTTTGCGGGTAAAGGTTTGGACTGCCGTCTGGTAGTTGTTTATCTGCGTGTGGTGCCTGGCCGTTCCCCGGAAGCCACCTGACTATTGATGGTTGATTGTCTGCAAGTTTTACATTCAAAACCTCTTCAATCTTTAAACCAACCCTATCAATCACTGTTTTAGCTGTGCTTTTTGCTTCAAAATCAGTAAAAAGATTTACATTGTGAACTCTATCTTCCCAATTCTCATGGGTTTGAGATTTTGCCCATATGGTATTGGTTCTTATATAACAGTTAAGAATTTGTGATTCATGTTCTGATATGAAATCATCTAATACGTGAATCATTGATTCATCTGAGCCCCAGTATCCTAGGAGTTAGTGATTTTGATTTACCACTTTCCAAGTGGACATGCAGCATTCTTTAGTTTCACTTTCATGGCCATGAAGCAACCGCATTCTTTACACTGTTTTGTAGATTTAATAAGACTTGGACATTCAAGGCATTTTGCATACCTAATATCAGATTCTTCTTCTCCTACCCTGGGGATACTTGGGTCAAGCATATGCCATGGACGTGATTCGCCAAGTTTTTTTTTCCACTCTTGGTATGGCGTCATATTGAAAGCCTGTTTTTCACGTACTTATTCACCCAGTTAGCTGCTGGTTCAGTTACTATAGGCAAGTTATTCCAGCTCTCATGAAACGAAAATGTTTTGCTGTATTTTTCTTCAAATGCATGTATTACAAAATCAGCAAGAAGCGTTCCTATCCCCGTCCTCTGGCGGTCTGGGTGGACAATCAGGAGAAATGGTTTTAAGACACCATCAACAATATAGTTGGCGAACACACCAACCAATAAGCCATCTTCGTCTCTGTACTGAGTGAATGTATAGTCCATCAAATATTCTGGATTTATTGTTGGCCATTGAAGAGCCATTACTTTATCACTAAATCCTGGCTCACCAAATTCACCAAAAAGAACCTCCATCATGTTCCAATCTTTGAAATAGTTCATTTCAAAGTTTGAGACTATGTCCACCCATTCGTTGATGATATTTTGTTCATTCATGGTTGCTATCCTATACTATCGATTTAGGTGTTTCAATCATCAACCGCAGTAGCATGAGTAGCTACCAAATACTTCGATGCATATTCCACCATTGCAATCTGCGTTTGTAGTACATGCTGCAGATGGGTCGCATGCGAAGGACGGTGGGAATGACGGCGGGAAGGATGGCGGGAAGGATGGCGGGAAGGATGGCGGACTAACGTTCGTTGTCTCTGCAATAAATATGGCGTCTGAGTCAGCCCAACCTGTCTTTGTGACTTTTAAGTATGTTTCCCTATAAACATTCTCTCCTAGACCAGTCCAACCATGGCAAGCACCAGATTGGTCATTTGGAGCATTAACGTTAAAGTCATAGTAAACGTAATTATATGTACCGCCTTCCTGTACGGGGATGTAGTTGTTGTAGTACGTAGTGTCAAAGCACCAAGGGATTGTGCTTGTAGTTTCTGCAATATCCCCAATGATTGGTGTTGGAATTTTGCCGAATAGTGGTGTTACGGAATTTGATGCAGATGAGTAGTCGCCAGTTAGAGCCGCGTTCTTAGCCGCAACCCTGAATACATACGCAGTTCCGTTGGTTAAGCCGGTAACGGTAACTGATGTTCCAGTTGAAACAGCATCAGAGAACGTGGTCCAGCTGGAACCGCCGTTGCTTGAAAACTGGATTACATAGTCGTTAAGCGGAGGGCTACCCAAAAATACTGGTGCCGTCCATGATACTGAAGCTGTTGTATTTCCATATGTACTCGGAAGGCTCGCCGTAACAGAAGTAGGTGCACCTGGCTTTGATGCGTTGGCAAGAACCACACCACCCTGTCGTGCTGAAACGGAAGCCAGAAATGGCATATTAGTAACCTAGGTTTGAACTGCCAAATACCGTCCACGCAGAGCTTCGGCGTACAAATGTAAATGAAAAAATATCAATTTTCCCAGCCGAAGAAGTTGGAGTTGGTGCTGCGCCGTTTGCCCATTTGATTGTTTGAGCAGAACCAGCAACTTGAACGGCATTCGGTATGTAGCCAGTTGCACCCTGTGTTACGAAAATAACAACAGTAATAGCTTTTCCATTGTCAGTTGGTGCATTGGTGAGGTTAACCGTAAAGTTGCTTGAAGGCGCTGTACCAACATAGAAGATGTCACCAGTTGAGTAGTCTGCTGTAACAACGCTTGCCGAAACCGAAGCATCTAAGACAACTTCTCTAATTGATGTTCCATCAAATCTTCCAGAGACAGAAGCACTAGTTAGTGTTGCTGTTCCAGCAGAAAAGTTTCCAGAAGAATCACGAGCGACAATTGCTGAGTTTGTATTTGCGCTTGTCGCTGTTGTGGCAGAGTTTGAAACTTTTCCTGCCGTCGAAATTGTTGCTAGTTTGGTATCGGCAATAGCTGCTGAGGAATTGATGTCGGCATCAACAATTACACCAGATGCGATTGCTGTAACTCCAGTATCCGAGATTGTTACGTCTCCAGTTTCAGCTACTGCGGTTGGTACACCTGAAGAGTTATAGACAATTATGTTGCCAGCAGTGCTTGTTGCTAATTTTGATAACGCAATTCCAGCAGATGCGTTTATATCCGCATTTACTATCACGCCTGATGCAATTGCTGTTACACCAGTGTCAGAAATAGTTACATCTCCGGTTTCAGCGACAGCAGTTGGTACGCCAGAGGAGTTGTAAACAATAATGTTCCCAGCTGTGCTTGTGGCTAGTTTTGATAATGCAATTGCAGCAGAAGCATTTATATCTGCATTGACAATAGTTCCGTCAAGAATCTTTCCTGACGTGACAGCGCCATCTGCTAGTTCTGTTGCCGTAATCGTTCCAGCAGCAATATCGGCTGCAATGACTGTTCCTGGAGCGATTTTGTCAGATGTTACGGAGTTCGCAGCTAATTTTGCTTCTGTAATCGTTCCATCGCCCACGGTAAACTGGGAGGAGCTGACCCATGAAGCTCCGTCATAAAATTGAATCAAGTTGACATCATCAAGGTAGCAAATACGGCCCTCTGTCAGGACAGGCTGGCCCACACCGCCAAAAGCGGCATCGCGCGTTGCTGCATTCGCGAAACGGGTTACCGTCTGGTCCATGAGATAACCATTAACTTGCGCTGCGGTGAGGATTTCTCCAGCGGCAAAAACTCTAATTCCTGAGCCAGCCATTTTTAATTCTCCTTATTATTGAGTTCAAAGTTTATCATTATTGCTTATGCCAAAGTAGTGAACGTAACTGCCGTTGATTGAACTGCGCTTACTCCGGCCTCATTCACTGCCTTCAACTTGACCCAGTAGTTCTGTGAGCTACTTAGACCTGTAATGGTTATTGGAGGGCTACCCTTTGCTGGTGATAGCGCAGTATACGAGCCATACGTTGTCCCATTTGTTGACAGTGCATATTGGTAGTTTGAGATGATTCCACCGCCATCTCCGCCCCCTGGGACAGATAGGGGTAGGAATGTTAGTGTTACCGAGTTTGACGTCACTGAGCTCACCGTAATGCTGTCTGGGGCGTCTGTAGGGGCAACAACTTCACCGAGTCTTATTTCCGATAGTCGCCCAAATGCAATATCGTCAAGAGTTAAATAGAACTCTCCAATTGTCTCGTGGTAAATCTTGTAGCCCATTGGTCTTGCTGGCTCCATGGCTGCAAGAACCAAGCGACTTGACTCTCCGCTAGATGCATCTGGTGTTTCATTCTCTAGCGTCCTAACAAGGAAGCTCCAAGAGTCTCCGTTGTAATTTGGGGTTATTGAAACGCTCTTTGTAGAGTCAGTATCATCCTTCGTCATGGAAAGAACTTGTTTTGCTGAATTTATTAACGCACTTCTTGTTCCGGCACCACGTCCGTAGTATGAGTTAAGTAACTGCCATTCAATAAATTCTCTTTCGCCCGCATAATTTATAAAAAATCTCGAACCATCAGAATTGGATATATTCTTTCGAACAAGAGAGCCAGTAAATTGTGATAGCCAGTTTACGTATTTATCCCTAACGAATGCAGGATTAACAAGAACGCTGTTTGTTTCTGGTTCCGCCAGCTCGACAGTGTTTGTGATTTCATCACGCTCAAATGGGTATATTGCATTGTATTCAGTCATCACCTCATTGGCCGCCGAGGTGAGTATGTCCATCAGTCTATGAAATGGTGCAGTTGGGTATTGTTCCAAGCTGTCAATTTCCCAATAGAAATCCGGCATGAAGTTTCGTGCTAAAGGTATAAATTGATTGCTGTAAAAAGCCCTGTCGTCAATCAGGTTTGGATATGTGAGATATATATTTCCACCACCATGTCCAGAAACAGTTATTGATGCAGAAACAGTATGTACTTCATCATCGTCAGGAACAATAACGGTATTGGATTGAATTGCACCATATAGACCACCTGGAAGAGTTTGCTGATGAGGGTCTAATGCTGTTTCTCCATCTACTACAAGCTGTGACGTTACCGTACATTCAAGTGATGGCTTTAATTTTGCATTAAATGATAATGTCTTTCCATTCTCAGAAAGTCTCAAGAGCTGTTGGTCAAGAATTATCGTTACGTCTCCAGAGCCAGAAGGTGCTACTCGCAAAACATAACGCAAGTTTGTTATGAACTCAGTTGGTATAACGCTCAGCGTGCTATTTGTTGAATCCCAATCGGTTCCAGAAGAAGAAATAGGGATATTAATACTTGCTGAAGTTGAACGAAGTAACGCACTATTAGCTGAAAGTAAATTTACCGTAGTTGCCATATTATTCCGGAGCCAATGTATAGGTTATTGTTATATCTTCTGCCGAGATAAGTGGCAATGAGCCTTTATTTAAAAATAGAATGTCATCTCCAAATTGTGGGAGCCACCCATCATTAGTCCCCGTGATTGACAATGATTCAACATAAACAACACCGGGTATATTGCTAATCAGGGATATAAGACGAGTTTTTCTAACTCTGTCATCTGTGTACGGGAATTCAGCTGGGGATAGATATGAAATTATATTGTTTTCAATATTTTCTTGCAAAGTTTCCTGAACGAACGCAGGGTCGAGGACTATTGATGCAACAAGTTCCATTGTTAACAGATTTGCATCAAGAATATTAAAAGAAAGACCAGCAACAGACCTATCCGCTACGTCAAGAAGAATTGTTTCTTTTTCAGTAGAGGTTAGGAATGTATTTAGTCCATATGTAAATACTGCAACATTCCCAGGGTTCTCGATTCCAGCAGATGCTGTTCCAGTGACCGATGTGCTACCAGAGTTTGTGTTAACACTAACAAATGAAAATGTAGTGTCAGATGTTGCAGTAATAGTTCTTTCTCCGTTGAATTTTGCTCCGCAATTTTCAAGTGTAACTACATCTCCGACGACGAATAAGTGATTTGCGTTAGCCGCCACAGTTGCTAGATTTGAGTTCAAAAATGTGTTAACAATATTTGCTGTTCTTGAAACAGTAATATCTCCTAGTTGTGGGTCTCCATCTGTAAGGTCGTATGACTTAACCCTGCTAACCGTGCTTGGGTAGCTGGATATAATATATGAATCCAGTTGAGATGACTTGTTAATAGCAGAACTAAGCGAGCGCAAATAAGTTGCGGATTTAGAAAGATAATCGGAATCCTCATCAGCATTTATACCATTTGCAAAATTTGCAAACGTTTCAACTGAAAGAATATTTGTTCCAGCACTAATTACACTAAGTTCTGTTCCAGGCGTGGTTATTGGCGGAATTACTCCTGGGGTGAGGCAGGATATTGTGACTGAAGCACTAGGTAGTTCGTCTTCTTCTCCAGGATTCTCTATCCCTTCAATAACAATCGTTTCAACAGTCTGAAAAGCAAATTCTGTTACTTCATCTTCAAACAGGGTTTCGTAACTAAATATTGTTCCTGCTGGAACCGTTCCACCAGAGTATGAGTCAAGAGTAACAGTAACATCAACTTCTGCAGCGACTGCCTGTTGCTTTGAGTACCCAAGTATGTTCATTATTCCTTCCATCAATCTGTCTGGAAGTCTGTTTATTGATGCAATATTCAAAGAGCTTATGTATGCGGCAGCTTGAAATATTGCATCCTCTGGAGTACCGACACGAAGATTAAACTCAGGGAGAGTTAGCCGTGCCACTTCTATTGCATCAAAATAAATATCACCCGGTTCAGCGTCAAATATGTTTAGGTTGATGTATTTAGAAAAATCTGCGGCCATTACCGAACCTCGCCTTTTACCCTAAATGAAAATTCAACTTTCATTTCATTTCCATTTGTATTTATGTTTGTGTTTAGATTCGTTATTTGTACTTCTGGTACAAACCGCGCTGCATTGAGAACAAAAACACCCTTATCTATTCCACGGAATGATGGGTCAAGAACGCCGAAACGTGGAGAAAAAACATGCGTTCGTGGCTCTGTCAGAATCGATATCGTAAGAAGCTGGGCATAGTAATCCTCGCTTCCATCTCTGTGTTTTTGTAGACCAGTTCTGTCAAACTTTACGGGAAACTTAATCATGTCCATTATGCGTTCTCCAATGCCGTAACACGCTGATTCAATGAAACGATTTGATTCTGAAGACTTGTTATTGTTGCTACGAGACTTTCAACGACGGTTTTGGATGCAAAAACATCAGCTTTAATTTTTGAAGAACCAAAAACCACTAGCTCGGTAAAAAACTCATCCGTGAATGTGCAAGTTACAACATCATTTTTTACCAGCTTATTCAGTGTCGTGACACCAACTGGCGCAACTGGTCCAAATGTCGCACCAAGCGCCTTCACGTTTACGGTCACTTGACCGGATGCGTCAACGTACTCAACTGTTCCTTTATAGAACTGTCCAGGCTTCAACGGGTGAGATGAGCCTTTTTCTCTGTTTACTATATTTGGGGAAACCATATTAAACCTTAATTTTTTGAGTTTGACACGTAAAGTTTACATTAAAGAGCATAAATGAATGAAGATTCACAAGTTTTGAATTTTTCATGTCAAGCCAGCCGTGTTGGGGTAAACGCCACCGTTGTAAAAATCGATTTCTGGAAATCTGACTCGCAGTATCTCCACTTGCTGCCTATGAATAAAGTCTGCATATTTTGATGCATTTGCAGGGCTGTCAAGTTTTGCTAAAAATAATCCATCAGAAAGATATTTAGCAATTGCTTCTGCTTCTGTTAGTTCTACAGCAAAACCACCAACAGTCCATATTGGTGTTATTAGTACCGCAGTATTTCCAGGCTTCCAGCCATTGTAATTAATTGTTAAATCTGGTTTTTGAAATATCGTGATTGAGAATGTGGTTTTTGGCTCACCATTGACAGTAAGCACTGGTCGTGAGTAAAGAGGGATATTACCTATTGATACCAGACCGCTCTTCATTCGCGGATATACAGAAGCAAAATCGTACTCTGTTGCTTGTGTCGGAAGAGGAAAGTAGGCGCCATTTGGAGGATATGGTACAGCGCTTGGGGCTACGCGTGTTGGTATTGGTCTTTCTGCATCAGTTTGCAAAAACCTAACTCCAACTGGAAGTTCTTTTTCTTCTTTCGGCTCAAGTGTTGGCTTTCTAAAATTCACAGTCACTGGGTCTGGTGTTCTATCTGTAAAGCTAACCGAGTCAATCAGGTAGTACCCATTAAGGCTTGGGACATCCCCAACAAATGCAGTCATCCCAGGCCGTATTTGTGTTCCATTCTGCCTATCGACAGTTATGGAGCCATCTCCATAACGCGGGTCGTTTGTAGATACGTTTATGGTTGGGTAAGACATGGCAAAGAAATAGCCTGGAGTTCCTTTGCCGACAGCAGGATACTGAAGGGGTATGTACTTTGTCCCTTTTGTTTTAAACTTTTCTTCTTTCTTGTTCCAAATTCTTACAGTATCTCCACTATCTATACCCCACTTGTGTAGTAGATACTTCTCTGAACAAAACACCAAAAATCCGTCAACTTCATAAATTACAAATTTTGCATCTTGAGCAAGCCTTGTAAGAACATCCCATAAAGAATCAGCTTGCTTATCTCCAGATGCTTTTGTTACAGTTTGTTTTTTAGAAGTTTCTTCGCCAAAATATTTAAGTCCATACTTTAACGCTGCATTTTTTACAAATGTACTCCCAGTACCTTTTACTGTTCCTGGTTTTCTATCCCTCTTCATTTGCTGTATTGCTTTTGTAAAACACTTAACCTGCCATGTTGGACTTCCTCCAGGACCCTGGGTAAATGTTATTGAAGCAATTTCAAAAAGTTGTTTTTGTTTTATTAAGTTAGCTCCTGAGCTATTTATATTGCTAATCTCATTGAGGGTGGTTGTTTCATAAATTACGTCTCTGCCAATTTGAAAATAATTATTCTGTGCAAACTCAAGCACTCTTGGATAGGTTTTTTCTGCGGCAGCAATTTGTGAATAATCAGTATTCATTGTCTCGATAACATCAAAACTAAGCTGTGATGCTTCATTCATTGAGTAATCAACATTTACAGAAATTATTGAATGGTCTATATTCGTCATCACTCCATCAGACAATGAACCAATTGAAATTTTTCCAGCAGAGTTTGGAACATTGCCAGAATAAGCCCCAATATCTGGACTGACGTACTGAAAATTAGCCATTTCTATTCTCTACTCGCCTTGTGTCGAGAATGTATTGCCAGGATAATTTTTGATTCTTCCAGTAAATGCGTCTCGTTCACCGAATTCTGGGGGGTTTATTGTTGGTGGTCTTGGCGGAACTATCTGTCCAGGGACAAGCTTTGGTAGCGAGATAATATTAATGTATTCAATTGGCACTTCTTGAAGAGTTATGTCGCATGTTGCTCTGTTTATAGAACCTGTTGATGTCCTTATTAATGAAGATATTGTTAATTCGCTTATCACGAATTGAACGCCAGCTCCAGTTGACATTGAAAATGGATTTGCATTTATAAGTAAGTCGTCAAAACCATATAGAATTACTGGATATGGACGTGCTGCCATATTTCTAAGATTTTCAAGTTTTTCATCAATCGAGAATGTTATTCCATCATCGGCGGTTTCTCCGAAAGCACCAGTTCTATAAGTGTTATCCGGTATTACCAAAAACTGGAATGAAACTTTCATTAGTCTGTAATTTTTCCAATCAACTAATGGGATTCTTCCAACTCTTTCAATTTCTGTCCACTCTGAACCAAGGTTCTGATAATTAACCTGATTCGGTTTTGGCAAGAAGTAATGTCGTGCTGTTGTTTGCAATTGACTATCACCAGATTTGTAGTATTGAACCATTTGAGGTTCTCCACCTTCTGGTTCACCTGGAGCGACAAATCCAAAGTTACCCCTAACGCGTACAGTTGCTTTTATTGCAGCTTTTGGTGCCGTTGCCTGTTCTGATTGGCTTCCGTTTTGATTTCCTCCAGCATTTCCTCCAGCATTTCCTCCAGCATTTCCACCTGCACCACCTGCACCACCAGCTCCACCTGCACCACCGGCAGCTCCTTGCGCAGATGACTGAGAATCGATAAGCGCTATTGCTTGTGCTCTTGTGTTTCCTTGTGCAATTAAAGCAAGTATTTTTCCTTCTCTTAACGAATCTGTTGTTGTATTGCCAACAGCTCCAATTAAATAATCAACACTTGAAGGTATTATATAAAATGCCTGGAATACTGGATGGTACCAATAAGTCACACCTTGTTCGACACTTGCTCCAGTTCCTGTAACTTTAACCCATACCTGAACAGTTGTTCCACCGTATGGATTTTCGCCTTTTGCATTTGAACCAACAAATGGTTGAGAAGTTTTTTTTAGTTCTTCCCACTGAACATATTGAAATGTTGCTCTATAAATTGATGAACCCCAAAGCCTTGAGGTTCCAACGTCAGCAAATTTATGACTAGGTTTACTTTGAGCATTTTCAGAAGATACACCGGAGTACGGAATACCACTAGGGTCTTTTGTGTTAGGAAAAATTTGCCTGTAGTTGTATCTTTGAGACGTTAGCAAGTTTTCGTCTCCGACTTCATATCTTTGCTTGTGCGGCGTATATTCAGGAAATGGATTCCAATATTCAACATTGCTCATACGAACCCAACCAGGACCAGTTGGGTCGTTTGCTTCTGCCAATTTGGAATCGGTTACCTTAAATAAACCCCAAATTATGATTCCCTTAAACCTATTTTCTGGAGTAAGAAAACTTAACTTTCTCAGTGCCCCATAATGAACAGAACCAGTAAAATATTTGTTAACTGTGTCTCCGGTTGTCATTATCTGCGCTCCCTAATATTTCTTTCACGTGCTTCAATCTTTTGAATTACTGCAGCAGCGATTGCTTCAGGGGATTGACCAGGAGCTCCATTAACGGTTATGTTATTCGTGGTGCTCGAACCGCTCTGCCCAGGCATTGATTGTGGCATTCTTCCAAATGAAGGAACCGTTGTATCGCCCATAGCGCCAGGACCAGGGACAACATGGAGGTGTCTATTCGCGTTGTTGCCATGGAACTCGGCAAAACCGCCATTTGCGTGCACTAGCTTGGAGTATGCACCAAGGTTCTGTCCAGTAAGGTCATACGCCCTTCCGGTCGCATGGTCAGAACTAGGAGAGCCAAGACCAAATGTTCTATACGCTGATGTGATTGTTCTAGTTCCGGTCAACTGGCTATTCATGGCAGCATGGCGACTCATGGTTTGGGCAAGGCGAGAAGATGTTGTATCTCCTATTCCCTTGCCTCGTGGGGAAGACGTGTCACCGCCTTTCATAATCTCGCTCATTGCTTCCTTCGACCACCACTCTGGCTTTTCTGAATCAGGTCCAAAGAACTTTGCGGTGTTATCAACGTACTGCTGAACAGCGTCTTTAAAGTTTTTACTTGCACCATCTAGGGTAGTTGCTGCATCTACCTGGTCTGGAATCTTTTCTAGCGCACTCAGTGGTATTCCAAGTTCGGCCATAAGCGCTTCTGTGCCTTGTTGTTTTGCCATTCGCGTTGCCGCATCAGTTCCAGGCAAACTCATTGTTGTCTCGTAAGCAGATATTTTTGACATAAACGCTTCTTGTGCAGCTGGGTCCATGCCTTTCAGTTTTGTCTTAATCAGGTTTGGGTCAACCATTCTGTCACCCTGATTAATAACTGCACCAACTTGAGTTGCAGCCTCTCCGAGCATTGCGTCCTCGGATTGTTTCATGTACTTTTGGAAAACTGGATTGTTTAGGAATGTTGCAGCCATTCCCTCAAGCGCGCCGCCAGTCTGGAACTGCGTGCCTTTTTCTGAGCCAACTGACCTTCGAAGTTCATAGAACGCTTTTACTGGGTCTCCACCGTATGCAGCTGCAAGGTCAGCAGGGAGCGTCTTCATGTATTCAAGGAGATTCTTGTCAGTTAAGCTTCCAGCATCAAATTGGTCTTTAAGGGTTCTTGACTTTTCGTCGATTGCGTATGTTGCGTCAATTTGTTTTATTGCTTCATCGAACAAGCTGGTGGAATCAAGTAGAGCATTCGTCTGTGCTGCCTTCATCTCATCGGCAGAGCGGAGCATATTTATTTTTAACTTTGTTACTAGGTCATCAAATTTTATTGTTGCGTCATAAAGGTTTACACCAAGACTTTTAGCTAGGGCTTCGAGTTCTGGTTTTGTCTTCCCGCTCATTTTGGAAAGTGTGTCAAGTCGAGTCTTGTTCACATCGTCCATCATCTTGAAGGCTTCACCGCGTTCTTCTATTTGCTTTACAAATTCTTGAACTGAATTCTGTGGGTCTTTAAGTGCTTTTTTCAACTCATCTTCTGTCATCTTCATGCCATACTTGGCCTGATTGTCAAAGAGGTCTTGCAGGAAATCTTCGTTTCTTCCAGTTCGTGCTGTTTTTACATCCATCCCAATAGTGCTTTTTATAGCACCAACACCTGGTAATTTGTTTAATTTCCCGGCACCAGGTATTTTGCCTATCAGAGAACCAACATCCATGATGTCTGGTACTAGTGCGCTCATTACGCGGACACCTGTTCTCAATGCAGCCAATGGAGCGAGTGGTGTTTTATACATTGCAGCTGTTGTGATGTTTGAGTTCATAACATCCGTGTAGTATTCACCTTTGCGGGTGCGATTTGCATCTTTTGCTTTTTCTGACAGTGGTGCCATTTTTGAAATGAAATCAGCGCCAACACCTTCAAGTGAGCCGCGTCGACCAGTCGTTATTCCACCTCTATTTACTGCGTTCAAATTATCTTCAAATTCGACTGAACGTTCTGTCATTATCCCTGTAAGAACACTTCCAACAGAGCTCTTAATTGCAGCGCGTGCTTCTTTTGCTCTTTGTCTAACTTCGTTTACGCCACCCATTATTCCGCCAGCAAGAAGACCAATTCCTGCGCCTACAGCAATTCCCATTGGTCCGAAGAATGCACCTATGGCAGCGCCACCAGCCGCTCCGGCCAAAGCTCCCTTTCCTGCTCCTTGAGCTTTCATTGCTCCGCCGATTCCGGCAATACCAATTCCAGCCAATGGGTTAAATGCTCCAACGGCGCCGCCGAGAGCCATTGCTCCACGCATTTCCTCCGGCGCGAATTGGCTCATAGTACTGAGAGCCATTGCGGTTCCCATTTTTGCAGTCATGCTGTTATTGATGCCCTTTTTGCCAAGTGCTTCGTTCCCAAAGAGGCTTGAACCATAGGCAGACTGTGTGCGCATGTATCTTTGTTTCTGAGCAAAATCTCTATATCGCCCAATACCTTTTCTAAAACCAGTTTTACCTTCTGCAAAATTTCCAGGAACAAATGCATTTGCTACGCCGAAGTTTGCACCATACGAGTGAACGCCTGGCCGCATACCCGCGCTTTGTTGTGCAGTTGCTGTAGGCCCAGAATATGCAGCCTGCGTTCTTGGTAACTGACTTGCAATTACGGAATTCTGTTGCTGTACATATTGGCTTGCAGTTAGGCCTCCACGCTGAGCAGAACTCATCCCTACAGCTTGTGCATATGTAATTCTTGTGCTCGCGGTCAGCGCTGCAGCGGTGGGACCAACTGCTTGAGGAAATGTCATTGTTCTGCCAGAAGAAAAACCTGGCGCTCCAGGTGCAGCACCGGGTGCTCGTGGACCGCCAACACCAGGACCAGCGCCATTGACATAGAGATTCGTAGCATTGACATTCATGTTCTGAAGACCCATGCTCCCAGCAGTCATGAACCCGCCCTTAGTGGCTTGCATCTTTTTTCCACCAAGGAACATTGTCAAAATAGGAAGAAGACTAAGAAACGAACCTTTACCACTGAACATCGTCATAAAGCCAGCAGCCTGTTTGAACATCATGGTGAGACCACCAATTACGTCATTGATGATTGGGAGAATATCAAAGAACGCCTTCTTCAGGCCTTGGCTGAAATCGGATATCCCAGAAATTAATCCACCAATTTTATTCCCAAATTCAAGAACTTCACTTTCATTCTCAAGCAGCTCTTCCCTGAATAGCTGTATGTTGTCAATACCGCCTTGTTTAATTGCTGCCCATATTGGGGAGAAAGCTTTTTCAAGAACACGCGCACCATCAATAAGTGGTCGCATGTATTCAACCATTTTTCTCCAGCCGTTGGTGAATGAGCCCCACCAGCTTCCGATTCTTCCAAAGAAACCCTGTGTTTTTGGTAGCCATTTTTCAATAACGTTGACCATGAATGAACTGACTTTGTCGACACCGGACACCAGGGTATCCATAAATGTTCCAGTTCCAAATGCCGAAGTAGTAGCCATCAGCTTTCGGATGTCACGAGAAATTATGTTAAATATTTTTTGCATTGCAACTTTTGCTGGCTCCAAAAATTGCTGTCCAAAATCTGCAAATTGACCTTTTATTAAGTTGAAGAAAGTTTTTACTTTGCCGATAAGCGTATTATTAACGGCATCAAACTGACCAGCAACACCGCCAAACTCTGCAAGCTTTCCTGACATTATTAATTGCTTGAGTTGGTCTTTTGTTTTTACGTTTGCCTTCTTTAGCGCGTCAGCCATTTCTGGACCGACAGCTTTTGCTGCAGTTGTAACATCTGAAAGGCTTTTCTTGGAATTCGATAGAGACTCGATTACAGCTGCAACTTTTTCCGCAGCAGCAGCAGGGTCTTGTCCTGCAGCACCAAAATCCATGAGGTTCTTAAACAATCCAGTGCTTGCATTTATCTGCGGAGTGCTCATTGTTTTTGACATGGTTGCATATGCCTTATTCAATGCAGCGACACCAAGGCCAGCAAGGTCTGCATCCATCTGCAATGCGCGCATTCCCGCCCGTGCCTGGTTCAACCCAGAACCTAGTTCTTTTGCGCCTTTGCCTCTATATGCGTACATTGCGGCCTGTTGCTCACGTATTGCTGCGGCTGCAGTAGCAATTGCAACGGTTGCTGCGGCCGCGCCTCCAGCGAGTATCTGCATTGCCCCCGAGTATGCTTTTGCCAAGAACTTCCCGGCGACAAATAATGCGTGGACACCAAGCATCGCAGCGCCGAGCAACGCCATTTCTGCAATAACGCCTTTGAGAGCAAATGTTACGAATTTCTTTAGAACACCACCAAATGCTTTTATACCCTTATCGACAAAGTCAAAATGCCTTTTGAGCTTGTTTGTGCTTTTGGTAAGACCCTTGTCCATTTTGTCAAGATAGGTATTTACATCGCTTCTACCTGACGAAAATTTTCCTGACTCACGTTTGAGTCTTTTAACCGCCTGCGTGGTTTTCTCAATAGCTGTAGTCCTGGCGTCTACATCTATTTTTATGACGATTTTTTCGTCTGCCATACCTTTACTGCTCCATGTGAGTTTTTAAGTCACGTGAGTGTAAAAGCGGCCGAGCTATACAGGGCTATGCCTGTTGAGTCTTCGACTTTCGCTCTTGCTCTTCGCGGTCGTTGGATATAACTTTAGCACAGGCAAGCCTAATCATCCAGTCAATGTCGTCTGATTGAAGGATTTTTATGGGGTCTGTCCCGAACAGTTCTCCAAGTCGAGCAGCTGTTTTAATTTCTGCTGAATCGACTAGTTCGTCGAAGACCCCTTCGAGGGGTCCACGGCATCAACCGTATCCGAGTAACCAGAAGCATCAAGAATCGCTAGTGCAGCGGCCTCAACATGTGGGTCTACACCAAAGAATGCTCTAACACAATCCGGGAGAGGACGTGATGTCTCTGTCATCTCAAGAAGAAGCGGTGATGCGAATGTAATTTCATTTCCATTTTCATCAAACACTTCTTCGCCGTCAATTTCAATACCAACGGTTGTGTGTCCAATAACCATGCATGCAAACTTTGTTGCATCAAGACCATTACGTGAATCCTCACCAGAAGCTTTACGCCAGTTACGCATTTGGTTCTGGGTGATGTTCGGGCTAATGCGAACATGAACACCAGGACGTTCTGGCACTTCAAGCAAAACTACAGTGCGTTCTACCTTCTTGGTAATAACTTCACGGAGTCGGTCCAATGCGGTGTCGCCCTTTGGGGCGGCCTCTGCTTTGGCCTGTTTTGCTTTTGCTGGTGAAACTGGAACTTCTACTTCTGTGCTGTAAAGGCTGTTGTCGCTCATGTGGCAAAAACTACCACACAGATAGCGAGGTCTAGTGCAACTACTTTTTGTCTAGTTTTAAATAAACTAGGCTGTTGGCGATTCAACGTCCTGGATTGCAAATGTCAGAGCAAAAGTTGCTGGGGCGCCAGACGATGAGTCACCATCTGGCTCGGTGATTCCAACAAGAAGGGCCTTGTAGTAGACGCGGTCGGTTCCAGGCACTGCAAGGTCGCAGTCAAAAACCTGTACGGTCACGTCATACTCTGCACGACCCACGAGTGGGCGGAGACGGGCAATCTTTTCTGCAATTCCAGTTCCGAGCTCTGAAGCAACTCTGTCCGAGTCGTAGTGAGCCGTCAATGTGATGTCACCAATTTCTGATGGAGCACAAAGAACTGTCGGGCGAAGTTTTCCGCCTTCGTAAATCTTTTCAACGGAGGCAGTGATTTCACCACCAGACACCTGAGCGAACTTAAAGTTTGTCCACTTAGGGTGAGTCTGGTTAATTGGCACAATACTTCCAAGTACTTGCCTTTGCGAAACTTTGGTATTTGGCATGCTTTATTCCTCCGTTAGACGACTGACGCCGTAAGGTTTGACTTGATAATGTCGACTTCGATTTTGTCGCCGACGCTGCTCACGCGAAGACCAACTTTTGCCTTCACAGTGCCACCGGCAAGCTGTGAAACTGGGTTGAGCTTTGCATCACATCTGACGGTGAAACCTGAGTCAATCTTTCTTCCGTTTGCATCGTAAGCCTCAAACAAGGCTCCAATGTCGCGAAGCGGGGAAAGAATTGCAATGAGGCGCGATTCGATTGCGCTGAAGATTGTGTTTCTTCCATCAATCGTACTGAAGACGAGGTCTTCAAGGCTTCTGCCAGCCTCGATAACAACATGGTTCACGGTGTCTTGAGCTGTGATGTATCTGAAGTTTTCATCATCAGATGAGAGTGAACGAGCACCATAAATTCTTACAGAGTTTTGAATAATTCTAATTGCATTTACGCAATTCTCATCAAGCGAATCTCCATTTGCTTTATCAATGTCGGTTTTTACACCAACAACGAATCGTGATGCTGAAAGCAATCCTGCCGCAGGGACATGCGAGCCGGTCTGATTGTGAGCTGTTGCACGCTTTGCTGCAACATATCCAACTGGTGGGATGAATCGATTTACGCCATTGACAGTTGTTGGAACTTCAATCCATGGGAAGTACAGGGCTGCATGCTCTGCATTGTCTCCACCTTGAAGAGCAAGCGCAGTAGCTTTTACAGCAGCAACTGTTGCGTTTTCAACATCATGAAGAATCGCAATTCTGCTGTTTGTATTTGCGTGTGCTATCAAAGCATCGTGCATTGTTGAGTTTGAAATTTCAGGGCATGTTACAGCACCAGAACCAAGTGCTCCGTTGAACAGGTCAAGTGAGTCGATATAGTCACCGACAACAACAGTTGAACCAGCAACTCCAGTCGAAAGAGCAGTTGCTGCAATTGCCACAGGAAGAGTTGTTGCTCCATCTGTTGCTAATGCAGAAACATACTGTGTTGCAACTGCGCTAAGGTTAATTCGTCCAGCTGCTTGTGCTGCAGACGTAACTGTTCCAGTTGAGTAGACAAGCACATCCTGGTAGTACAAGTTGACCTTGAATGATGTTCCAGCAACAACCGAAACTACTTCAACGTCTACGTCAGCACTCCATGTTCCAGGACCATTTGCTGTAATTGTCAAAACAGGTGCTGCTGATGAGTTATCAAGTTCAAGCGTTCCAGATGTTGCAGAAGCGCCAACCGTGCGAGCAACGTAGCACTGTGTGCCGCCTTCTTCAAAAAATGTTTCAACTGTTGGGTGCAAGTAAGAGCTTGAGAGGTATCCGCCGAACTTTGCTTCAAAGTCTGCAATGCTCTCGATGAGCACTGCTTCGTCGGTTGGTCCGCGCTGTGCCTTACCAACAACAAAAAGCTGTGATGATTCACGAACCGTTGTTGCTGATGGACCTGTTCTTACTGCTGTTGAAATGACTACACCGGGCATTAGACACTCCTGTTGCTCGTTTTAGGATTGGAATCCCGTCTATTGGTTTCAATTGTACAGATGCAAAACCTTTTTCTAATGCAACTGTTAAAAAGATTTGATGTAAACGGTTTTATGTTTTAAACCTTTTTTATTGTACTTCACAAAGGCTCAAATGTTGGCAGCTCTTTTATGTCATTTGTGTTCGGGTCTATTTGGACGCCGGTCTGGGTTACTTCGAGGTCAAATTCTTCTACCGTACCAATTGGCTCTCGTGTGACAATTTCGTCGATTTGCAAAGTGTATGAAATGTAGGAACCTGCAAGGAACCTATCGCCTTTTAATAGAGTTAAATCGGAGAACTCTTCACGCAGGGTTGATTCGTCAATCATTGCACGAAAAGAGTTTCTATTGTCGTACGCCTTGAGACATGGATAATCAAGAAGAGCCGCCCTGAGAACCGTAGTTAAACGGTCTCTCATTGTTGTTACTGCTTCCGCCCCATCCGCTCTTGCCCAAACGTATGTGCGCATTGAGTAGTCAACTCGGTAAAGAGGGTCTGGTCCGTCATAGCCAATTCTTTCAAATTTGCTAGTAGATATTGCCGCAGTGATAATCGTAGGCCAAGTATCCATCGCGATTGGTTCGTGGATAAAGAAGTCAATTGGGGTCGGAAGGGTGATGTCGTCTACGTTCCAACCATTTCGATAGCTGATTATTCTGATGGGAATATCTGATTTAAGATATTCATTGACATATGACTTGGCGAACTGTGGTCCATGCATCAGGCTCATGAGACTGCGTCCTCACCAAGAACCATATACTTGACCATGCTGATTCCGAGTTCTCGCGGGAACTCTCTTGGAGTAAACACTATTTTTCTTGCAGGCATTTTTGTGGTTCCGTACTGGTGGAACTTTGCATACTCTACATTTGTTCCGAATGTAGCCGTATCTTTTTCTATAACGTTAACGGCCGAGTCATTCATGTTGATGAGGCTTCTAAAAAGATTCCCAGTTTGGACCATTGTTCCGCGACCAGGGAAGCGAGCAGACTTCCATGAGCCGTAATCTTTATCGAGAGGTGCCCATTTCTTGCCGCTTGGAAGACCATTTGCCATAAAGTTTGCTGCATTGGCTAGCTCAAGCTGACCCTTGGCCCATCTGAAAACAGGTCGCATATCATTTGCTCTGTCTTTCATGTTTTCTAGAAGTTCAAGGACATCGTCGGCCTTTACTTCGACCTCAATCGTTATCCTGCCAGTTGTTCTAGCCATTACGCAACTCTAACTCTTCTATACCTTCTTACCGAAGCGAGTTCACGGTCGCTGAATCCCGTTTCTAGAGGGGCAACGTTTCTCGTATTAAGGTCTTTTACTCCAACAACATCGTCATGCATGTTCTGTATTTCGCGAGTTGCTGCACGAAGAATCATTAGTTTGAACATCTTTATGTTCTCGCCGTCAAGACCAGCAGTATAAGTAACGGTTACAACGTCGTTGGCGAATCCAAAATAGTATTCGATTCCATAGCGGGTTACTACGTAGTCA